TTCCAAAAAATGATTTAACACAAGCTGTATGCCAACCGTATTCATTCCCGTTACGAAGTTCTTTCCCGCAACATAGGCAACGGCTCATCTTCTCTCCCCCTCAATTCTCACATTTCCTATTGGATCTTTACAGGCAACAAGCAGTAATCCGAATCTGTCTTTACTGTCAACTTTCCAGTTATGGCTGACGATATCAAGTAACCATCCCTCCGGAATCAAACCGTCAAAAAACGGGAAAATTATTTTTGATGTGTATTCTTCCTTTTGAAGAGGCAAAGTCAGGCTTACTGCAGTTGGATTTTCGCTTTCAAGATAATCATTATCATAGACAAACGAATAACCAAAATCTTTTTCCTTTAAAACTCCTGCAAAGTTGTTCCTCACATATACATACGCTGTTCTGTATGCTTCCATCAGTCATCCTTCTTTCCGGGAACAGCCTCCATGCCAAACATTGAGAGTGCTTGATTTACCTTGTCCATACGAACTGTTTCCTTGCCTTGTTCAAGTTCACGAACAAAACGAAGTCCCAGCCCGCTTCTGATTGCAAAGTCCTCTTGAGTGAGTCCTGCTTCTTTTCTTTTTTGTTTAATAAATTCAGCAATTTTATTCATATCATTATTATACACCCTATCGGGTATAATTTCAATATCATATTATCTTAACAGATACATTATACCCGATAGGGATTGTTTTATGCGCTGAATCCATAATTTATACCCGATGAGGTATAATAATAGCAAAAATATAATTAAGCCTAAGCGTTTGCAGAGTGCTTTTTATAAGAATTTATATTCACACAGAAAAATGACAAGCTGAGATTTTTCAACTTGTCATTTTTATTTTTGGTCATGGTTATTTAATTATTTGAATGGTTTTGCAAAGCTGCAAAATTTATTAACATAGCTTGATTAAAATTTTAATCAGGATTTTATGCATTTATATAAGAAATTATCACATTAAGATGCAACGGAAAATCTGCATTCACACGCTTTTCTATGAGCTTCTTCTCTGCGTCTGTTTTTGTATCCGAAATTTTAATATCCACACGGTTTCTTGTGGGAGCTTCAGCAATTGTAAAATTTTCCACACCGTAACCTCTGACAATTCTTTTGAAATCGTCGGGAGTGCATTTTCCGCCAACCTTCTGCTCAGATATTTTAAGCATTTCCCTTCGTTTTTCAAGCGGATAATCGGCATTGATTTTACCGACAAATCTTTCCCTTTCGGTAATTCCGCAGTTTTCCGCTGTGTCAATAAACAACTCCCGTTCCATAGTTTCAAGCATATCAAATTCCGTGTTCAAACCCTCTGCATATGCCAAAAGTTCCGCTCTGATATTTGATTTTGCCGTAACTTTGTAAAGCCCCGTACATTCCAATTTGGTTTTCATCGAATCAAAGCTGTTCATCACTTCACCCCAATCGTAACTGTTCCGACAGTAAAGCATTGCGATTTTGCCACCGTCACATCCTGCATATCCGTGTTCCAGTTGTAGTTGGTTATACAACCCGTGTCAATCAATCTTGCCCCGAGCTCCGACAATCTGAATGTTCCGCCGATAGGGATTGAATTTACATATTCCGCAAAGGCATTTTTGAGCAACTCCTTGACTTCATTGGAAGAATATCCGTCCTCCGCATAGGCAACAACACTCATATTGCAGGCGGTACGCTGGGCATTTGCCACAATAACATCAACATTAAGCTCTCTCTGCTTTTCCAAAAGCAACTGAACCTTTGCAACAACATTCGTACCCAATGATGCATCCGCACCCGTGACATAGACATTAACCGTACCTACTCCCCTCGCTTTGCCGACGGCACTCGCCTTTGCAACACCGTCAACCGTGAGTGCAAGCTGTTCGTAATATGCCGCATTCGTGCCGTTGGAGGTGTTTATATATGTATCTCTTATGCGTTTGCGAAGTTCATCGTCCGTTTCGGCATCGCAACCGCCCGTAAATTTCTCACGGTTTGTAACCGTTTCAATCTCTGTCGGCACACTCACGGGAACAACCGCACAGCCAAGCCCGATATTACCGTTACTTCCCGCCTGTTCAGCCTCGGCATAAACACTCACAAGCGTGTTGCCGGCACTGATTTCTTCATCCTCGGTCGTAACAAATCGTACCGGCACAAGGTCAGCCGTAGCCACAACACACCCCTTTGGAATTACAATATCGTGACTGCACGGCTGAGAAATATTGAAGGTAATTTCTCCCGTTGACTTCATCGCCTTTTTGCGTTCAATACCCCTCTGCGATGCGAGTTTGTCAAGGCATTCACCGCTTGCGCTCACTGCAAACATCTGTTTTTTCCACCATTCAAGATTCGTCTGTAGCTTAAAAATCTCGCCGGCAAGCACCTTGAGCCTGATTGCAATGTCGCTCACCTCGTTAAAGCTGTCACCCGTTTCATGCTCATAGGCATTCTTCATTCTGCCGTAAATTTCATCATAAGTTTCCATTTATCTGCACCTCCCTTGTAATATTGTCAACCGTAAGGTCAATCGTAATCTTTTTGCCAACCGACTTAACGCTTGCATAGGTATTTTTCATTTTTGCAAGCGATTCATTTGCAAGCAGTTCAGTCTGCTTTGCCGAGAGTGTTTTGTCCTGCAAAAGCACCTTTGAACCGAAATTTCTGTCATAGACAAATCCGCCGAGTTTTGCCGAAATGCAAAGCACAGCCTGTTGGAATTTTGCGTCACTCCCCTCGAGCAATACCGTATTGCCCGAAGAGCCGATAACGATATCACCGTTTTTAATCATCGTATCCCTCATACTACACCGCCTTGCCGTTGACAAGAACCCTGCCGTCATTTTTCAGCACAATACTCGCTCCGCCCTTTGACGAGAGCATAACCTCGCCCTCATCAAGTTCAACATTTTTCGCAAGCACGCCAAGGCTCACTTCGCCGTTAGCAAGCGGCAAAACAACCGCCGACTCTCCCACGGGAACAACGCTTGCAAAGCCATACGGCACGCAACATTTTATCCCCCTGTGTTCTTCCGAGGAATCCACCGAAACCGTGTTTCCCGAACTCTTCACACCGCCCTTTTCGGCTTTCGGGGCGGTAATCGAATTTTTAGTAATGTAATTCATCAGCCACATCGCCGTTCTCCTTTCCAAGCACAACCGTTGTGCTTTCACCGTTTTTTCCAAGTGAATATTTAACGCTTTTCACCACCAAGCCCTCTCTTTTTCCGATAAGAGAGTCATCAATCACAGCCCTTCTGCCGACAATTCCGCACAGACATTCTGCACATTCAAGCATTATTTCAAAGCTCTGCCTGTTGCCGTTTTCAATCATTCTGTCGGCTGTTTTTACCGCATTGTTATCGAGAAAAGCGTTTACATATCTCACCCTTTTAATCCTGTCGGCAACGCATTTGTTGCTTATAACGCTCTTGTAACCGCCGTATTCCTCGGTGCGTAGTTTGATTTGCGAAATAACCTTGCACGGCTTTATGTACTCACGGAGAGATGTGTAGCCTACTCCGTTTCTGCCGAACACAATCGGCTTTGCACCGCCGTAAGTTCCGCACATCAAGGCAAATCCCGCACCCGTAATTCTCAGACTTTTGCCGTATCTGCCGTTGCAGAATTTTTCAAGCACCTGCCACTCGGTCATGCCCTTTTCAATTTTGATTGTGCCCATAAACGGATGTTCGTCACCGTCATATCCGACAATTCCGAACGGCTTTAAATGCCTTTCAAAAATGAACTTTGCCGCCGGGTTCACATATGTAACAGGCTCTGCCTCATTGTCGAGAAGCCTTCCGGCAAGACTTCTTGCACTCAGCCTTACAATCGCACCGTCGGTTCTCACAATGCTGACAATCTCGTCAGCCTGTCCCACAAACAAAAGCGACTTGCCGTCATAAGCCTCAAGCATATCGGCATTTCCGAATTTTTCGTCATACGGAACAGTCATCACAAGCTCATCGGCAGGCACATCAACATCTGCCGAAATTTCTGCCGTGAGAACATTTTTAATTTCACACCTTTTGCCGTTTTTATCAGTAAAAAAGTAAGTCAGCACAGCTTAACCCTCCTCGTTCCGAGGTTTTCATCGGGAAACTTAACATCGGGATTCAGTCGCACAAGCTCGTCAATTTTCACTCCTGTTTTGTATGCAACATCCCACAGGGTTTGTCCGTTTTCACAGTCAAAATATGTAATTACCGTTTTCTGCTTTTTCTCCATAACCTCACGGAACACAAAGCCGTATTCAAGCACATTCGGCTTTGGCTCGCCCTTTATTTCAAGCTTTTCAAACACAGCATAAATGCTCGGCAGGTTTGGCACGGAGAGCACTTCTTTTCCGCTGTTTCTGAACACCTCAAACAGCCTTTCAAACTGTTCTGCACAATTCTCGCCGTACAGCTGTCCCGAACCGCTGATTTTCATATTCTTCCGCCCCATATCCTGAACGGAAGATTCGCCGAACGGACTTTTCATTTCTGCAACGCTCTTGTCACATTCAAAGCTGATATTCTGCGGATTGTGATGCCACACATATTCACCGAATTTCATCGGCACCTGTTTCATCGGCTTTTCGCCTCCTCTTCTTCGTCAAGTCTGCGACTGTAACGGCGGCTTTCCCTTTCAAGGAATTCACCTAACATTTCGGTATCTTTACCGCCGTTCTCAGACTCCGCAAGCCTGTAAAGTTCGTCTGAATTTTTATCATTCATATAATTTCCCTCTCGTCGGCACTGATTCTCACGGTTGCAAGAATACTTCCTCTGCCCTGAGTAACACTTGAAAATTCAAGCACTTTGCAATCCGTGTAAATGATTTTCTTCTTTGCAAGGTCAAGTTCAAGACTTTTAAAGCTGTCACGCCCTAAAAACGGAGTTTCATCCGTAATCTTCATCACAAAGGTAAGTTCCCATTCATTTGAAACAATCCTTTCAACGGGCTTGTCATTGAAAAATTCCTTGATTTCCGTGAAGGAGTTCTTTCTTGTACAGGTCGCCCTTTCAACACCGCCGAGAATTTTCCCCTCACATTTCAACACAGCATTTCCGCAGTTTTCAAATTCAAAGCCGTCCATTTAAACCTCCTCGCAAAGACAGAATTCCATATTAAAACTCACCGTTCTGTAAATTGCGTTCATATCGGGATCAAATTCAATTGATGCCGCCTCGCTGTGGGTAATCGTCTTTTCCGCATCGGCAGTTTTAAGTCCGAGAAGAATTTCGCTTACCACTTCCGAAAGACCGCTTCCGTTCTCGGTTGCAGGAGCATACACCCTGATTTCAACTCCTGCATTGTAGCTTTCACCCTTGATAGACGGCGAAAGGTATCCGCCGATATAACTTTTCTCCGTTGACATATCTCTCACCGACACAACGGCAATCATTCCGTTCACGGGTGACGGTGCTTCATCAGAGCCGTATTCTCTTATAAATCTGACATTTTTCAAAGCCTCATTTACCTTTAAGCCTGCAATAATACGGTCAACCTGTTTCTCAATTCGATTCAAAATCATCCCTCGTTTCTTCTCTGTATGCACACAGAACAGCCCTTACATAAATCGGATTGTCCTTCACATAATATTTTTCGCACCTTTTAACAGTATATTTACCGTTTTCACTTTCTATTACGCTTTTTCCCGAATTAAGCAAAACATCGGGCGGTGCAATAAATAAAAACAGCTTCGTTTTTCTCATACCGAGTCTATGCCGTACATTGTCGGAGTTTTGATTATAGTTGTATCTCAAAGGTGAGATAAAAGCCTTTGTCCTAACCGATTTACCGCCGTTTTTAACGGTAACATCACAGCCGTATCTGTTTAATATTTTCCCGATAGACGGTGAAATATTCATCATATCACCCCAAGCAAAAATTTTTCTCTGCCGATAAGATCCTGCGACTTGTCGGCATATTCCCTCCACAGCTTTTCGGCACGGCTTTCGCCGTCCGCAGATGATGAAATTTTCAAATCACCTGCGGAAAAAGAAGAAATGCTGTCATCATTGCAAAGGGAATACAACTTAAAAGCGTAAACGGCACACAGGTTTTCAAGTCTTAATTCGTCATCTTCCGAAAGATTTCCCTTCGTAACAATCGAATTAACATACACCACGGCATCGTCAATAATGCTCTTCCATTTGTATGTTTCAGCACCGTCAATACCGCTGTATAAGGCAAAACGCTTTGTAATGTTTGCAATGTTCAAGGCAATCCCTCCTTAACAGCTCATCACCTTTGACGCCTCTGTAAAGATTTTTGAAAAACCTGCGGTACAGGTAACTGCGGCTCTTTCAAGCTGACGGTCAATAAGCTTGTCGTAATCTGTAACAACGCCTCCTGCCTGAACCATTTCAAGCGCACAGTTTTTGTCAAGACCGATAATCTTACCGCCCACAAGCTCGGGAGTGTGAAGAAGGCTTGCACCGAGAGGTGTAATCATTCTGCCCGTAGCCTGAAAATCAAGGCCTGCGTTTGAATCCTGAAGCTGAGAAAGCGAAAGAATCTTCTGCATTTCGGGAGTTGACGCAAGAATTGTGTTGAGCTCATACGGAGCAAGCTCTGTCCAAAGCTTTAAAAGGTCCTCATATGTAACCTTGCCGCCTGTTGCAACATTAAGTGTGCCGGCGGGATTTTCATTGCCGTCACCGTTCACAAGCACATCAATCGCATCTTTAAGCTGTGCTCTTGCAATATATGCGCCAATCTGATTGAGTGTTACGGTAAAGAGGTCAAGGCGCTGAAAGCGAAGCGCCTCATATGATGCAACAAGCATTCTGCCACGCTTGTGAAGCTTAACAAGGTTTTCTCTTGTCTTAACCTCAGTCTGCGGAATCTTTGCACCCTCGCCGACGAGTTTAAGACTCTTGTCATCCTCACTCGGAACAGATGCAATACTGCGGTAATCCATCCCCTCAATGTCTGTCACGGTTGCCACAAGATTTGGGAGAATATCCGCTCTCTCCATGCCCTGCATGACGGCTCTGCTCACATATTCGGGGAAAAGTGCCGCAGAGTTTGAACTCTGAAAAAACTTTTCAACGCAGTCGCTGTTTCTGCCCTTAACCTTAATGTCAAAGCGTTTGAGCTGACGGGAAAATGCGTCAAGTCCCTCAAGTGCAGTACCTCTGTAATTTTCTGACGGATCAAGCTTTTCAAGTGCGCCCGAAATTCCGCCCTTTGTCTGATACATACCCTTTTCAATTGTAATATTTTCAAAATTTGCCATAATATCTTCCTCCCCTTATCAAAGAATAAATCCGACTGATGTGTCTGTTGAGTCAAGCACAAGGTACTCTCTGCCGGTTGTTGTAACCGACACACCGCCGACTGCCGTTGCAGAAAGCTTTTTGTAGCCGACGGCGATTTTCTTGTCGCTCTTAACCTTTACATAGCCCGAAAGCTGAACAACCGCATAACCGCCTCTCACGCTTACGCACACACCGCAAAAGTTCTCGCTTGCGTCACATTTTGCAACAGTGCCGTTGTCCTTCATCTTAACAGGCACGCCTGCCTCCGTAATTGTTTTGTCTGCAATAAATGTTGCGGCATTTTCGCCGAAACCGTTAAAATTTACATTCATAAATAATACCTCCGTTAAATACTGAACTGACCGTTTTCCACGGTGTTATTTCTCTTGTCCTGCTTGCAGTAAAGCTGCGGAACAGGCTCAAAAGCTGCTTTCTTTTTCTTTTCAAATGCTGACTTAAATTCTCTGAGCTGTTCAATTGTCATGCTCTTTGCAACGCTCTCCATTGTTTCGCCCGAAATGTCAGGCTGAACAAAAGCGGCAAGTCCCACAACATCACGGGTAAGGCTTTCACGGTACAGCACACCGTCCTTAGCCGACTTTTTAAGCCCGTCAATATATTCGCACAGCTTTCCGCTGTCGCTCTCATCAAGTGCAAAAGCCTTTTTGTTTTCAATGGCTTTAAGAATTTTCTCCATATCATTTTCCTTTCCAAAAAATTTGTGACTTTTCGTAATGCCTGCCCTCTTTTGTGACGGCACGGCAACAAAGCTCCATTCGTATGCGTCATACGGGTTCACAAGTTCACCGCAACAAAGCTTTGAGCCATAAACCTCGCCCTTTTTGTGAGTACACATCGAGATGTCCTCACCGCACACATTGCACACAACCCTGTCAACGGCACAGCCAACGCTTACTTCCTTGATAATTCCGCTGTCAATCGCAAGTATAATATCCTTGTTGCTCTCACAAACGGGAAGATATGCCCTTGCCTTGAGCCTGTAGTAATCGTCACCCAAAGCTGTTTTCTGACCGTCGATTTTCTCAACCTTACAGCTGAAAATTCTTGCCGTCTGATTTTTGGCACTCGGATTGTGGTCAATAATTCCTGTCTTGCCGACAAAAAGCTTTTCAAGCTCATAAAGCGAATCTGTTGTAAAGCGTTCGCCGTCACGGTCAACATCGTTGTCACACAGCACAACCGAAAACGCATACACCTCATTTTTTGCAAGATTTCGCCTTGTAAAGCGGTTAATCAGTTCGAGTTCATCATCGCCGACAGTCTGATTTTCACCGTCAACAACACCCGAAACACCGCTTTTAATAAGTTTGTTATCCTTCATTCTGCACCTCCGCTCCAATCTGTCTTTCAATGTTCATCGCATTTGCATTGTTAAGTCTTGCCTGAGAAAGCTCAACCGCATCCTGAAGATTAATCTTGTCCCACTCAATCTTAAAGCTGTCGTTATAACCGCACATTTTAAGATGAGCCGACACAATTTTTGTAATCACGGGTTCAAGCACTGTGCGGTAGTAGGCAAGCTCGCTTGTGAGAATATCCGCCTGCTGTTCGCTCATTCTCTCCGTACTCGACCACGAAATGCCGAGCAGGAACGGCGGAATACCAAGCTTTGCAATAATCTGCTCAAGAATATGCCTTACGGGAATGTCACAGTCGGGCATATCACTTTCAGCACCGATAACCTTAACGCTGACATCGCCGACCGATACAAAATCACACACGCTGTCGCTTCTCATCGCCTTTTTCCACTCATCGGCAACCGCCTGTGCATTTTCTCTGCTCACAGCCGAACCGTTTGAATCGGGATTGAGAGTAACCGCAAAACGGATATCGCCAACCCTCTCCCAGTTTGTTTTTACCGACTCAAAAATTCTCAAAAGTATTGAGCTGACAAACGGCAGACCGCTGAGTATGGAAGTACCGCACACCGTACCCGGCTTGGGATTAAGCAGGGTTGCAAAAATCCTTTCGGGATGCTTAGGTTCTTCGGCTGTACCGTTGCCGAGTGTGTAAACCGCAAGCTTCAGCGGAGAAGAATCCGCTCTGATTTCAACATCGTCAAGGCTTGCATTGTACAATGCACAAATTCCTTCACCGCCACTATCGGGAACAATCTCACCGACCGCCTGTCCGTAGGTGAGAAGCGAATCAAGATAGCAAAGCACAAAGCTTTCAAGCCCCATCATTTCACCGTTTGTGCGGACATTTTTAACAAAGCTGTCGGCAATCTTCTGACTTTCAGCCGATGAAGTCACAATTTTGAATCCGCCGATAAGTCTGATAATTTTGCAGAGTGCCGCATCAATAATCGGCACAGACTCACGCAAAGTTGTGTACAGCTGCCTTTCCGTTCTCGTCTGAACGGCAAATCGTGAGAAAATCGGCGAATTATTTCTCGTTTCTCTCAAAACGGTCTGCACCGTCTTTATGCTCTCGGTCTTTTTATTTTTTCTGCCAAGCCTCAAGCTGTTTCCTCCTGTCTTTTGGTTGCAACGGCAAAGAATCCGTCACAACCGTAAATTTTCGTGGCAACAAAATATCTTATGTCGTCCATTGCATGATCGTTTTCCTTAACAGGTGCGTCACTGCGCCCCGAGCCGTCCCAACGGTAAAGCGAAAATTCCCTTCTTGCGGCTCTGCAATTTTTGCAGATTCTGATTTTTCTGTCCTTCAAAGCCTGCGAAGTCTGTCTTATGCCGTTGATAACATTGTTTTCAGCCGACACAACCGTGTATTTTCCGTGTCTTCTTATAACCTCAATAAAGCTTGCGGCAGACGGATCGACAATCACACATTCGATTTTCCGCCCGTCAATCAGCTTTTCAAGTCCGTCATAATGCTCCTCGTCGGTTTTTTGAAAGCCCTGAGTGCGTGAGTTGAAGTAGTATTCGTCAACCCTGTACCACACACCGTTTTTTCTGCCCCACAAACCGAATGATGCGGGATTTACAGTACCGTAATCGCACGATACCGCCCAGCTTTCAATGTCTGACGGAATATCGCAGTACATCCTTTCATTGTCCATAAACGGATAAACCGCACCGAAAACGGCTACCCATCTGCCTTTTACGAACCTCTCGTAAAACACACCCGAATACAGGCTTTCATACCGCTTGATAACCTCAGGTTTTAAGGACGGATTGTCCTGCATTGTAAAGTGCAGATATAACGCATTTTTGTCACCGCACTTTTTAATCCATTCACGGTAGAACCAATGCTCAGGAAATTCCGGATTGCAGTTAAACCAAAATCTCGAACCCGACACGGAACATCTCGCCAACGCCTGTTCAACGAATGACCTCGGCATCAACGCAACCTCGTCAAAAAGCACACCCGAAAGCGTCATACCCTGAATGAGTGATGCGGATGACTCGTCCTTGCCACCGAAAAGATAGAACCTGTTCATCACCCCGTTAATACTCACGGTCAGAATATTCTGCGACAGCTTTTCTTCACACCTAAAGCCGAGTGATTTCAAAATCGGAATCACGGGCGTAATCATATTTCGCCTTAAAGAACGGATTGTCTTTCCGCAAAGTGCAAAGTCCGAATTTGCAAAATCGTAAAAGCTCCACAAAATGAACGACAGCGACATACAAAAAGTCTTTCCGCTACGCACAGCACCGTCACAGATGATTGCGTCCCTGTCACGAAAAACCGACTCCCTGTTCCACCACGAAAGCACGGTAAGCTGTTTTTTAGAAAAAGCTTTAATTTCCATTTTCCTTGTCATTCACCGCCCTTGCGCTGTTTGAAATGGCGTCAAAAAGCTGTTTTGCGCCTGTTTCATGCTCACCGCCTGCACCGAGTTTTTCAAGTGCCTTTAGCCTGTCAAAAAACTTGATTTCCATTGAACCGTCCTTCGGTCTTTTAATCTCCGACACAAGGAACAGGTCCATTCCCTCAAGATCCTCCTTGCTCGGATCACTTTTGTAAAGCAAAGAAATTGCATCGCAAATGCTCCCGAAAGCCAACCGCTGATACCCTGCCGCCGCCATGTTGGCAAGGGATTTTTCTCTTAGCCGTGACAGCCGTTCAAGCTCGGCTGAAATTTCGGGACGGCAGATAAGCTCTTCACCTTTCTGCTCACAATCCCCCGTGTAGCCTGCCTTTTCTGCGGCAAGCTCGGAATTTCCCGAACCGAGAAATAAACTGCAAAACTTCTTTTCCCTACCTGTCAATTTTCTGATATCTCGTCACCTCCGTTTTTCAAGAGGCTTTATCAACGCCCCTCACTTATACCTGCAAAATTCAAAAAAATTGCATACTTTAATGCATTTTTCAAAAATATTTTTAAAAATAATTATTCACAACCAAAAATCAATCGCAGAGTTATCCGCCTGATCCCCCTAACAGCAAGCCACCTTTCGCGAATCAGGTAATAAAAAAACCGTGTGTACTTTTTCTGTACACACGGTTTTGTGTTTTAGTCGGTATATTTACTTGAGCATTTTAAGGATTTCGTCCTTTTCACGATAGCCTACTGCCTTGTTGACAAGCTGACCGTTTTTGAACACCATAAGAGTCGGGATACTCGACACATTATACTGCATTGTAAGGTCGGGTTCTTCGTCAACATTAACCTTGCCGACAAGAATTTTGCCGTCATATTCGTCAGCGATTTCTTTCACAATCGGGGCAATCATCTTGCACGGACCGCACCATGTTGCCCAAAAGTCTACAAGCACGGGAATATCCGACTGCAAAACCTCCTGCTCAAATGTTTCTTTGTAAAGCTCTATTTCCATAACAATCCTCCTGTTCGGTTATTTTAATCTTTAGATTTGTAGTAAAGCATACAATGACAAAAGCCTTCAAAATCAGGATCGGCAATTTGCTCCTTGAATTCCTTGCACATACACTTGTATTCCTCTGTACGCTGAATCCTGCACGGGCAGTAACCGCCTGTCCTCTTCAAGCCCTCTTTAACTGTCTTTACTGTTTCTTTGTCGGGATTAAGTGTTATTTTCATCTGCTCACCCCACAATTTTTACGGCGTTTGCCGTTAATCTCTTCCCTTGACTATACTATATATCGCAACTCTAAAATTGTCAAGCATGCGAGTGCCTCGCACCCCGTTCGTGTAGACAGTTTAATATAACCAAAGTTACGACTCCCGAGATTTGCTTTGTGCTAAATATTGCCCTATGCATGCGAGTGCCTCGCACCCTGTTCGTGTAGACAGTCTGATATAGCAAAAACTACAACTCCCGAGATTTGCTTTGTGCTAATCGCTCTCTGTTCGTGAAGATAGTTTTTCTGTAATGCAAAACATATTATGCCCGAGCGTAACATTGTCACCGTCTGCACCATTCAATGTAGTGGCGAACCGTG